AAAGTTGAAAGACTGTATTAGAGATTTGGGTTATACCAAGGTTTCTTTTGCTTCAAAAGCAGACATTTCAAGGCCTACGCTTGATAAGTTATTAAATGGCAGTATAGATAATAAGAGCTCATTTGATCGTCATTTGCAGAAAATATTAAAATTGTTAAACATGACAGTAGAAGATTTGATGTTATATCATTCTGCTCCAGTTAAGATAGATGCCCAGGCTGTATTTTCTCAGAATGCGCCTATGGATCATGAAATGAGTGACACAGCAAAGAAGCAGTATAATTTGCTACTGGATGTTATCGATTTATGCGCTATTTATTATTAGGGTTGCATGAAATGGAGGCGCGGTTGTATGAGTGAATTAATTACTGCTTCAAATTTGGATATTGTTATAAAAAAGAATCGAGAAATAAAGGACGAAGTATTAGCACAGGCTATTAAGTTGCAGACAAATCCTTCGATTATGAAGGTTGCTTCAGCTCCTCAGCTTGCACTACTCATTCTTCAAGGATTTGGATTAGTTCAGATGCCTATAGAGGATAAGTTTCTGAGCGGTGCAATATATGTCAAGGATGGTAAGATCATTCCGGTAGTTAATACGGCATTGCCTAGAGCAAATCAGTATTTTGCTGCATGGCATGAAATATATCATTTGATTTTTGATAGAGTCTCATTTGATCATTTCATTGGAACTGATAACACGATGGAAGAAAGAAAAGCAGAGTGTTTTGCGGCATGTATGTTACTTTCTGGTGTTGATAGCTACTATACAGATCTTCCGGAAATGGATTTTATTTCGAAAATTTTCAATTGTATGGCAACATTTCAGGCTCCCTATAAAGCTGTTCTGGTTTCTCTTTATGAATACGCAATACAAAGTGAAAACGAGAAACTTTGTGACAGGATAAAGGAGGTATTCGATCTTCAGTTTGATGATTTGCCGGATAGATTTAGAATGCTTGGTCTTGACGATAGTTTAGTCAGACCTTCCTATGTAGTTAATACTTCTTCATTAAAAGAAAGAATCAAGAAGAGTATGGATGAGAATCCAGAACTGAATTACCACAAGGATAATGAGGAGTATTTAGCGAATATTATGGCTGAAATAGCTATGATAACGAGGAGGGTTGAATGATAGAGATAAATAAAATCACAGAATTAGATGATAAAAGACATATCGCCCTTTTGGATACAACATCGATTTCCTTTATGCAGGGGCTGAGTGTGAAAGGATTGCAACCAGAAGTTATATTGAAAGATTATGATTCGGTTTTGATTCCAGAATGGGTCTTAACTGAAATTAATGATGCTCCTGGAAGAGCAGACTATGTACAAAAACTGATAGAACAGGGATATCCGATATACTGCATTGAAGAGGGAGCATATACAGATTTGGCGAATGGAGAAGAGGGCAATTTGTATCAGATAGTCCTTGCTTCAACAAGTCGATTGGCAAGAATCAGAAGTTATTTGCGTCAGTATATTGGGAAAGCAGATCCGCTTGATATGGATGCATATAAAGACTGGATTAAAAAGTTGTATGATGAGTGGCCGATACCTGGAGAAACGTTATCAAATGGTAGGATAAGAAAGAAAAATGCTGGTGAAGTGTCAATTACAATTTTAGCTGAGATTGTATCATGGTATTATCCTGAAACTAAGGCATTAACCATATATTCACAAGATGGAGATACATATGAATTTCAGAGAAAGGCCGAGGCGGATTTGAGACATGTATTCGCAACAAGAACGCCAGTGCCGGTTTCCTATAAGAGTAATGATGCTATATTATGCCAGTTGGTAAGAGATGGGGAAATTAACATAGATAATCTAGGTGATTATAGAAAAGATGTACGTAAGATTACCTATAGTAAAGAGCAGGACGATCATTCGATTATTTTGGTTACAGAATTAGTGGATAACGAATTATTCGCCCAGCTTGTTTTAGATAAAACAGTACATATTATTTTTTAGCATGGGAAAGCGCTTGTAGAAATGCAGGCGCTTTTATAATACAGAAATTTAGAGGATGAGAACCTGCTCACATGCGCTGTGCAAGTACAGGTCAAGTCGAAATAATGATGGAAGGAGGTATGACCATGGCAGGAAGAAAACCAAAGCCTACAGCTGTTAAGAAGTTGGAAGGCAATCCGGGAAAGAGAAAATTGAATAAGAAGGAGCCAATTCCGGCAAAGGGAATGCCTGAATGTCCGGATTGGTTATTGCCTGAGGCTAAGAAAGAGTGGGAGCGTCTGGCGGATTTGATGAAACAGATGGGTGTTCTTACAGAAGTGGACATGGCAGCATTTGCTGCATATTGTCAGTCTTATGCAAGATGGAAAGAAGCACAGGAACATATCACTTCTGATGGATCAACCTTTGAGACTGATAAGGGATATCAGCAGCAGACACCTTGGGTTGGTATTGCAAATACAAATCAGAAGTTGATGCTGCAGGCGGCGTCCGAGTTTGGACTTACACCTTCATCCAGATCACGTATTGTGGCTGGGAATGCAAAGGGGAAGGAACCTGAGGATGAAATGGAGGCTTTACTTGGGGGTGATTCTTAATGGCAAAGGAACCAAGACCAAAGGGATATCCAAAGCTTAAGAATTATAAGCCCTCTCAGTTCATGCTTCCTACTTCTCATTATGATAAGAAGAAAGCAGACAGGGCAGTAACCTTTATTGAAAACCTTTGCCACACAAAAGGCAAATGGGCTGGAACACCATTCTGGTTATTGCCATGGCAGGAGCAACTGATAAGAGATATTTTTGGAATTGTAAAACCCGATGGAAATAGGCAGTTTCGAACTGCATTTGTTGAAATATGTAAGAAGGTAGGTAAGAGCGAATTGGCAGCAGCTGTCGCTCTTTATTTATTGTATGCAGATAATGAGCCAAGTGCTGAGGTATATGGTGCAGCTGCGGATCGTCAGCAGGCATCTATTGTTTTCGATGTAGCAAAGCAGATGGTTGAGATGTCACCGGCTTTGATGAAGCGTTCAAAGCTGATGGCGGCGACAAAGAGAATTGTAAATTATGGTAATGCTGGTTATTATCAGGTGCTGTCAGCAGAGGTCGGGGGTAAACATGGCTTTTCGGTAAGTGGGTTAGTGTTTGATGAAATTCATACGCAGCCCAATAGACAACTTTATGATGTCCTTACCAAAGGTTCCTCAGATGCGAGACAGAATCCACTTCATTTCATAATCACGACTGCAGGAAATGACAGACATTCCATTGCGTATGAGCTTCATACAAAGGCGGTGGATATCCTAGAGGGCAGACGTGTGGATCCGACATTTTATCCTGTTGTCTATGGACTAAAGGATGATGAGGACTGGGAGGACGAAGCAAATTGGTATAAGGTAAATCCTTCACTTGGATATACGGTTGATATTGAAAGGCTTCGTGATGCATACCATGAGGCAAAACAGAATCCAGCTGATGAAATCACTTTTAAGTGGCTTCGTATGAATATGTGGGTATCAAGTACAACAGCCTGGATTCCTGATGCGATCTATATGAGAGGTAATGAGCCGATTGATATGGATGCGCTTGAAGGAAGAGACTGTTATGCAGGACTCGACTTATCAAGTACAGGTGATATCACAGCTCTGGTGCTTATGTTTCCGACAAGGGATATGACAGAGAAGTATATTGTACTTCCGTTCTTCTGGGTACCGGAAGATACGATACCAAGAAGGGTGAAAGCCAATTCCGTTCCTTATGATGTGTGGGAAAAGCAGGGGCATATCTTAGCGACCGAAGGTAATGTCATTCACTATGACTTTATCGAGAAGTTTATTTATGACCTGGCTGAGAAATATCACATCTTAGAAATAGCGGTGGATAGATGGAATGCGACTCAGATGATCCAGAACTTAGAGGGAGAGGGCTTTACCATTGTTCCTTTTGGTCAGGGATTTTCTTCAATGTCAGCTCCGACCAAAGAGTTCTATCGCTTGCTGATGGAAGGGCAGATTATTCACGGTGGACATCCGGTGCTAAGGTGGATGGCAGGTAATGTTGTAATTGATACAGATCCTGCTGGCAATATCAAAGTTACTAAGGCTAAGTCCAAAGAGAAGATAGATGGTATTGTTGCTGCAATCATGGCTCTTGATAGATGCATTCGTCAGGAAGGTCAGAGTGGCAGTGTTTACGATGAGAGAGGATTGCTATTGATTTAGTAATTACTATCTTTTTTGATGCAAAGAGGGAGTTTATGAAAGGAATTATTGCGGGAATTCTTATAGTTGTTGTTGTGGTTGCATTGGAAGTAACTGGTTTTATGCAGATTGTAAGAGCCTGGAGCGATATTTTTAGCTAAGGAGTCGGTATGGAAGAGTTAAGAGAGAAGATTTTTTTCAAGTGCCTATGTGAACTGGAAAAGACACAAATGATAGGAGCTGATCCTAAACATACGGATGCTGAATATGAATTACAAGCATCAAAGTTTAAGGGATTATTTGAATTGATTGATGAAGTTGGTCTTTCTGATGAGTATGAGGAATGGCGGCAGAACAATAAAACAAAATTTGAGGTGGAAGGGTAATGGGTATTATGAGTTTATTCCGGGGCAGAGATGCTCCTACAAATAGAACTGCAGGAAGTTCGTATTCATTTTTTATGGGTTCAAGTTCGGCGGGCAAGAATGTAAATGAAAGATCTGCCATGCAGATGACTGCTGTGTATGCTTGCGTGAGGATATTATCTGAAGCAATTGCAGGCTTGCCGCTTCATATGTATCACTACATGGAGGATGGAAGCAAGGCGAAGGCTTTGGAACATCCTCTTTATCATTTGCTGCACGATGAACCGAATCCAGAGATGACGAGCTTTGTGTTTAGGGAAACGCTGATGACACATCTTTTATTATGGGGAAATGCTTATGCGCAGATTATTCGTAATGGTAAGGGTGAGGTGATTGCACTTTATCCATTGATGCCGAATCGAATGGAAGTGAATCGTGATAAGAACGGGAAACTGTATTATCAGTATACGACTTCTTCAGAGGATGCAAAAACAATGGAAGGAAGTACGGTTATACTTGATCCTTCAGATGTGCTTCATGTACCGGGACTTGGTTTTGATGGGTTGGTAGGATATTCGCCCATTGCTATGGCTAAGAATGCAATCGGTCTTGCTATTGCTACAGAAGAGTATGGTTCTAAGTTCTTTGCGAATGGAGCAGCACCTTCGGGTGTGCTTGAACATCCGGGAGTAATCAAGGATCCTACAAAGCTGAGAGACAGTTGGAACCGTGCATTTGGAGGAAGTTCAAATTCCAATAAGGTAGCTGTCTTGGAAGAAGGGGTTAAATATACTCCAATCTCCATTAGTCCTGAACAGGCACAATTTTTAGAAACAAGAAAATTTCAAATCAATGAAATAGCTCGAATTTTCCGAGTACCGCCGCATATGGTTGGTGACCTGGAGAAGTCGAGCTTTTCTAATATTGAGCAACAGTCCCTGGAGTTTGTGAAGTACACACTTCAACCTTGGATTATCAGGTGGGAGCAGAATCTGCAGAAAGCACTTCTTACAGAAGAAGAGAAGAAAACCTATTTCTTTATTTTCAATGTGGAGGGCTTGCTTCGTGGTGATTACCAGAGCAGGATGCAGGGCTATGCAACTGCAAGACAGAATGGCTGGATGTCAGCTAACGATATCAGGGAACTGGAGAACTTGGATAAGATTCCTGCCGAAGAGGGTGGGGATATGTATCTGGTAAACGGAAATATGATGCCTCTTGAAATGGCTGGGGCAGCGTATGCACAAAGTAATTTGTCAGAGAAATCTGATGAAAATATCACAGAAAGTGAGGATGGAACAAGTGAAGAACAAGAAGTTTTGGAATTGGGTCAATCAGGCAAGTCCGGACGCCGAATGTGATGCGGAACGTGTGCTTGAAATCAATGGCACGATAGCCGAAGAGTCTTGGTTTGAAGATGACGTGACTCCTAAGCTGTTTGCAGATGAGTTGTATGCCGGCTCTGGTCCGGTAACAATCTGGCTGAATTCTCCTGGTGGAGATTGCATTGCTGCCAGTCAGATCTATGCAATGCTTATGGATTACAAGGGTGATGTCACTATCAAGATTGATGGGATTGCCGCAAGTGCAGCATCTGTAATAGCGATGGCAGGTACTACTGTGCTGATGGCACCAACATCTTTGATGATGATTCATAATCCGATGACCATGGCATTTGGTGACCATGAGGATATGAAGAAAGCGATGGATATGCTTGGCGAGGTAAAAGAGAGCATTATCAATGCCTATGAGATTCGTACCGGAGTATCTAGAGCGAAGCTTTCCCATTACATGGATTCAGAAACATGGATGAATGCCAATAAGGCGATTGAACTGGGATTTGCAGATGATGTGTTAAGAGATGAAAAGAGGACTGTATCGGATGAAGCATTTGCTTTTTCCGGCAAGGCTGCACAGACATCATTAATGAATAAGCTTTGCAAACCAGTAAAAAATGCAGCTGTTAAGGAAACTGTGGCACAGATGACAGCGATTCCTGTCAGAAATGTCACTGTAAGCGACTCAGTAGAGTCAGGAACTAAGGTAACAGATCTCGAAAAGAGATTAAGTTTATTGAAATGATGGAGGATTTTGACATGAGTAAGGTAAATGAATTAAGAAGTCAGAGAGCAAAGGCGTGGGATCAGGCAAAGGCATTCCTGGATTCTCACAGAAATGAAAAGGGTATTCTTTCAGCAGAAGATACCGCAGCATATGAAAAGATGGAGCAGGAGATCGTGGATCTTGGCCATGAGATTGAGCGTCAGGAGAGAATGGATGCGTTAGAGCGTGAGCTTGCAGCACCTGTAAATACTCCAATTACTGCCAAGCCTGAAAGTCGTAAGGTCGACGAGAAGATTGGTCGTGCTTCCGATTCCTACAAGAAGGCATTCTGGAGCCAGGCACGTGCCAAGGATGGTGTTTCTTATGAGATTCGTAATGCACTTTCCGAAGGTGTGGATAGTGAGGGTGGTTATCTGGTACCGGATGAGTTTGAGAAAACTCTTATTTCTGCACTTGGCGAAGCAAATGCAGTGCGTGAACATGCACATGTATTTAGCACTTCCAATGGTACACACAAGATTCCGGTAGTGGTTTCAAAGGGAACTGCAGCCTGGATTGATGAGAATGGTGCTTATACAGAAGCAGATGATGTATTTGGTATGGAGCAGATTGATGCTCATAAAGTTGGTACTATCATCAAGGTTTCCGAGGAGCTTCTTTATGATTCTGCATTTGATTTGGAAGCTTATTTTCGTGATGAGTTTGCAAGAAGAATCGGTGATTGCGAGGAGGATGCATTTCTTAATGGTAACGGATCTAAGAAGCCTACCGGTCTCTTAAATAATACTGGTGGTGCTGAGATTGGTATTACTGCAGCGAGCGCAACAGCGATTACTGCGGATGAACTGATCGATCTTTTCTATAGCGTGAAGAGTCCTTACCGCAAGAATGCAGTGTGGGTACTTAACGATGCTACTGTTCGTTTGATCAGAAAGCTTAAGGATGCCAACGGACAGTATTTATGGCAGCCTGCTCTTCGTGAGGGCGAGTTTGACACTATCCTTGGTAAGAAGATTTATACTTCACCTTTCATGCCTACTGCGGCAGCCGGTGCGAAGACCATTCTTTTTGGTGATCTTTCTTACTACTGGATTGGTGATCGTCAGGGTGTAACCTTCAAGCGTCTCAATGAGAGATATGCGGACATGGGTCAGGTTGGCTTCCTTGCATCTAAGAGAGTTGACGGTAAGCTTGTGCTTCCTGAAGCTGTGAAGGTGCTTCAGCAGAAGCCTGGTTCTAGTTCATAAGAGTAACTGGTGATTATGGGGAGTCGTGAAGAGCGGCTCCTTTTTAAATGAGGTGATGTTTGATGG